GCTTGCTCGATCCGTCTGTGGCGGTGCGCTATCCGCGACTGCGCGTGCTGGCTAATGGCGATCTCGTGCCGGGTGCCTTTGAGGCGGAGGTGATGAACAACAGCCATTTTGCTGCGGATCGCTTCCGGTTGGGACTGGTGCTATCGGCCGACCCGACACGGGGCCGCGCGTGGTGGGCCCATCAGGACGATGTGCTGATCGATATCGCGATCTCGCTCGGTGGCGACTATGTGAACCTGCTGCACGGCGGGGTGGATTCGGTGGAGATCGATCCGCTCGGCGATGCGGTGCGACTGTCCGGGCGCGACCTGAGCGCGGAGCTGATCGAGGCGCGCGCACAGGGGACCTTCGCTAACCAGACGTCGAGCGACGTCGCCACGACTCTGGCCGGACGGTATGGGCTGTCGGCAGATGTGCAGGCCACGACTACCCCGGTGGGGCGCTATTGGGAGCTGGAGCACGACAGCCTCGTGCTGGACGGGTTCGCGCGGGCGACCACGGAGTGGGATCTGCTGGTGACGCTGGCGCAATACGAGGGGTTTGGCGTGTGGGTGCAAGGAACGACGCTGCATTTCCGCTCGGCAAACACGTCGGGACCACCGACGGTACTGCAGATGGCGGAACTAAGCGCGCTGCACCTGGAGCGGTCGCTGACACTGGCGCAAGGCATCGAGGTGACGGTGAAAAGTTGGCACAGCCGGGCTGCACAGTGCACCGTGCAGACGGCGTCTGTGAACCAGGCGAGCGGGGCTGGTGGGACGACGCAAAGCTACGTCTACATCGTACCCAATCTCACGCCGGACGTGGCGCTGAAGCTGGCGCAGCAAAGACTGGTGGAACTGACCCAGCACGAACGGGTGATCGTGGCCGAGATGCCGGGAGAGCTGTCGCTGGCGCCGGGCCAGCAGATCCTTCTGCAAGGTACCGGGACGGCGTTTGACCGCACCTATTCGATCGATTCGGTGGAACGGCGGCTTGATGTGTCGCACGGCTTCACGCAGCAGATGCGTGGGCGCAATGCCAGCACGGCCACATAGGTATCATCAAGGTTGGGTTCCCCATGGAACGACTCCTGAATGCGCTGAAGGCGCAGGCGGCATCATTGGATCGTTTGCTCGGCCAGCCTCGCTTCGGGGTGGTGACGAGCGTCGACCCGGCCCGCTATGCAGCGCGAGTCACGCTGCAACCCGAAGCCGTGCTGACCGGCTGGCTGCCCGTGCTGTCTGCCTGGACGGGAGCGGGATGGGGTGCGGTGTGTCTGCCGGCACCGGGGGACCAAGTGTTGGTGGTGCCGCAGGAAGGCGATGCCGAGCACGGGGTGATCGTCGGTGCGAGTTACAGCGACGCGGCACGGGCACCGGCCGCGCCGGCAGGCGAACTATGGCTCGTGCACAGTAGCGGAGCAGCGCTGCACTTGCGCAACGACGGCACGGTGCAGATTGTCGGCGATCTGCATGTCAATGGCGACGTCTATGACAGTCAGGGGTCGCTGGCGCGGTTGCGCGGCCACTACGACGCGCACACCCATGGCAGCCTTGGCTCGCCGCCGAGTCCACAGGACTGATCGTCGGAGACGACAACGGAGCAATTGGATGTCCGATCTGCAGCACCAGTTTGGTTCCGACCTCTCGGTCGGACCAACCGGTGACCTGGCGACCGTGAACGGTTCGACACTGGGTCAGCAACGAGTACTACGCCGGCTGTTGACCAATTCGGGTGACTACATCTGGCAACTCGGCTACGGCGCGGGGCTCGCGCAGTTCGTCGGACAGCCCGCGGACGCGACCCGCATCCGAGCGGTGATCCGCAGCCAGATTTTCAAGGAAGCAGCGGTGGCACGTACCCCGGAACCGATGGTTGACGTGGTTTCAGACGGGATCGGCACAGTATCGGTACAGGTGAGCTACATAGACGCCGAGACCGATGCGACCCAGGTACTCGGCTTCACCATCGGCGACGGAACCTGACCCATGCAGTTGCAGCTGCAGACTTTCTCCAGCCTGGTCTCGGCCGCGGCTGCCGCGGTCCAGGGCTCGGCAAAACAGCTCATCGACCTGACGGTCGGCTCGACACTGCGCGCGCTGCTGGAGGCGAGTGCCTCGATCGGACTGTGGATGCAGTGGCTGATCTTGCAGGTGCTGCAGATGACCCGGGCGGCCACCAGCGTAGGTGTCGATCTTGACAGTTGGGTGGCCGATTTCGGCCTGACGCGATTGCCCGCTGTGGCGGCTACGGGATTGGTGACGTTCTCTCGCTTCACGCCGACTAATTCGGCGCTGGTGCCGTTGGGAACCCAGGTGAAGACGGCCGATGCCACATTGGCATTCGATGTCACGCAAGACACCACCAACACGACCTGGAATGCGACGCTGAAAGGCTACCTTATACCGGCGAGTCAAGCCACTGTGACGGTACCGGTGGTGGCTGAGATGGCGGGGAATTCTGGCAACGTGCAGGCCAACACCATCACGCTGATCTCAACGGCGATCTCGGGGGTCGATACCGTGACGAACGCATTGGCGTTCACCAACGGGATCGACGCCGAGACTGATGCGGCGTTGCGGGCGCGGTTCCAGAATTACATTAACACGCGCTGCCAGGCGACGGCGGCCGCGGTCAGTTATGCTGTGTCGTCGGTGCAGCAGGGGCTAACCTGGACGATCCAGGAGAACACCACAGCCGCCTCAATCTACACACCCGGCAACTTCGTGGTGACGGTGGACGACGGGACGGGTGACCCGAGCAGTACTTTGCTGACGAACGTGCAGACTGCCATTGCTGAGATCCGGCCCGTGGGATCTGCATTTCAGGTGCTAGCGCCCAAAGTAGTTGCGGCCAACATTTTGCTGACCGTGACTGCGGCCGCAGGCTACACCCAGGCACAGGCCGTGGCAGCGGTGGGGACCGCGCTGACGGCGGCAGTGAATGCCGGCGGCATGGGCGTCGGGTTCATGTTCGGGACGATTTACCAAGTAGCCTTGAACTGTCCCAGCGTGGCCGCCGTCGAGGGGGTGACGCTGAACGGCGCGACCTCTGACCTGACCGTAACCCAGGCGCAAGTGGTCCGCGCCGGCACGATCGCGGTGTCCTGACATGGCAACGGGAGATCAGGCCGACATTGTGTCACGGCTGCGGGTCGTGCTGCCGGCGCGATGGTTCCTCGACACGGCGCCCGGTGTCGCGAGCAACACGCCTGTCCTCGACGCAGTACTGGCCGGCATCGCCGTCGTCTGGGCACAGGTTTTCGCGGCTCTGAGCTACACCACCCTGCAGGCGCGCATCGCGACCGCAACCGACGTGTTCCTCGACATGATCGGGGTGGACTTCTTCGGCACCACAATGACGCGCCAGCAATCGGAAGGCGATGCGCACTATCGAGCGCGACTGCAAGCCGCGATGCTTCAGCCACGAGGGACACGGGTTGCGCTGGCGCAGGCACTAGTTACTCTGACCAAGCGTCCACCGACGATCTTCGAACCTGCGTGGCCGCCCGACACGGGCGTCTGGGGTGTCACCTGCGGCTGGGGGATCGCGGGTGGGTGGGGCAACCTCACCATGCCATTCCAGTGCTTGGTCACCGCGTTCCGGCCGCGGGGCTGCGGGGTGTCGGTTGTCGCCGGCTGGGGCATTCCTGTGGGCGGCTGGGGAGGCGGGGCGATTGAGTACGCCAACGCGTCGATGGAGAGCGAAGAGGTGAGCGATGAACAGATTGCCGCCGCTATCGCCGGGGTGATGCCGGCCGCCACGGTTGCCTGGCTGCGTATTTCCAACTGAGGGCCACCAATGGACCGCACGATCGTTTATCCAGGCAGCATTCCGCTCGACACGGACCTGCTGCAACTCAACCGCAACACCATGATTGCACTCGGTGCATTGATGAAGGCGGTGCTTGGGACCGCGACAGTGGCCGATGGGCTCGTGGTCTCGCCGACGACGCCGAATTCGATGTCGGTGTCCGTCGGGCCCGGCAGCATCACAGCATTCACAGTGGTTGATCCCACGTCGTTCGGTTCCCTGCCGGCGGACAGCGATGGTCTGCTGAAGATGGGGGTGAACCTGGAGCCTACCACGCTGACCGTGTCAGCGCCGACCATCGCTGGGCAGAGCGTGGATTGGTTGATCGAGGCGGCGTTCGTCGAGACCGACACCAATCCGACTGTGTTGCCGTACTACAACGCGAGCAATCCGGCGCAGCCCTGGCTGGGACCGGCCAACACCGGAACCACGCAACCGACGTCGCGGGTACAGCAGGTGCAGATACAAGCACTCTCCGGCGTAGCCGCTGCGACCGGCAGCCAAGTGCCTCCGCCCATCGATGCAGGCTGGGTGGGGCTTGCCGTAGTGACCCTGGCCTACGGCCAGAGCGCGGTGGGGCCAGGTGCTATCGTGCCGTGTACGAGCACACCGTTGTTGCCATACCGGTTGCCGCAGCTCCGGCCAGGATTCACCTCGCTGCAGGCGTTCACGACGAACGGCGTGTTTGTGGTGCCGAACGGAGTGTCCCAGGCCAAAGTAACCGTTATTGGCGGCGGCGGGGCGGGGGGAACGGATGCCACCGTGCCGGGCGGCGGCGGCGGCGCCGGCGGCCGGGCGGTTGGAGTCGTGACCGGACTCGTGCCTGGCAGTTCGATCTTTGTCACGGTCGGTAGCGGTGGCGTGGCATCGGCGACGCCGGCTCCGGGCGGGCCGGGAGGTACCTCCAGCTTTGGGTCATACCTGTCGGCGACCGGTGGTGCGGGTGGCGGCGGTGGGAATGCCAACCAGCCGAACGCCGGTGGGTCTGGAGGCATTGGCGTTGGCGGCGAGGTCAACGAGGCGGGATCATACGGCACCGACTGCGTGCTGCAGGCTGCGCGTGGCGGCGATGGCGCGGGACCCGGTGGTGGGCGCGGTACTACGGGGGCACTGACCGGAATGGCAGCCGCCGGGCCGGGTGGTGGTGGCGGTGGTGGTGGCTGCAGTCAGCCGGGCGGCGGAACCGGGGCAGTCGGCGGCAACGGGGCATCCGGGCTGGTTTTCGTCGAATATTGAGCGTCGGGCGAGCAAAGGGAATTCGCATGAAGACGTATGCGCGCGTCGAGAACCGCGTCGTGGCTGAGATTATCACTACGGCTGGGAACATTGGCTCGCTGTTCCACCCATCGCTGCGCTGGGTCGACGTGACCGGGCAAGCTGTACAGGTGGGCTGGGTGCAGGGCGACAATGGCACGTTCGCACCGCCGCCGCCATCGCCACCAGCAGCGACGGTGCCTCCGCCGAACATGGCCGAGCTGCTCGCCGAACTCACTGCACTGAAGGCGCAGGTCGCGCAGCTACATATCAGCTGAACGAGTCCCGGCATCTGCCGTTCGTCGCCGTGGCCTTCGGCCACGGCTATCAACAATCGCCGCTGCAGCTACGAACGCGGATGGCCGGCTGGCGCCGGCTATGGCGGAGCGTTGCGGCCGGCCTGTGTGTTCTGGGGAGCAACTTGATGCCAACCGTCGCCCCGCAAGTGGTCCGTCCGAGCAGCGCACGGCGCGTGGTGCTCGACGGCTTCGTCCCAGTCCCCCCTGGCAGCTTGGCGACGGCACCAGCGGCATTGGCATGGCCAGCAAAAGACCCAGGTGACGTGCTGGACTACGAGTTTGACATTTCACCAGCGCTGGCCGGCAACGACAAGGACACCATTGCCACGATCGGGGTGACGATCCAGCCGTCGGCGACCGGCGATCTGACGCTGAACTCCTCGGCGGCGGATGGTAGTGTGGCGGTGCTGTGGCTCGCCGGCGGGCAGGTCGGGACAGTGTACTCGGTGCAGGTGACCATTGGCACTACGGCGGGACGGACGATCGGGCGGGCGATCTACCTTCCTGTGCTGGCGCTAGTGTCGAGTGCACTTCCGGCCAGCGCATTGACCACAGCTAACGGCACGGCCGTATCGGACCAGTTGGGCAACGCTATCACGGTCGGAGGCTGAGCCGATGCCGACCATAGACCAGATGGATGCGGCAACTGCCGTCGCCAGCACTGACGAACTGCCGGTCAGCCAGAACGGTGTGGTTCGCAAGGCGACGCAAGCGCAGGTCGTGGCTGGCCTGCAGCCGACGCTGGCCGTGCCGCAGGCGAACCTGTTGGGGCGCAGCAGCGCCGGCACCGGGGCACCAGAGACGGTGGCGTTGGGGCCGGGGCTGTCGCTGGCCGGGGGAGTATTGTCGCTACTGCCACCGTCCCACACCTTTGCCGATCTGCCACAGGCCGGACCGCCGGGCGGCGGCGACTTGGTGCCGTTCTGCCAGAACGGAAAGGACATGGAGCTGCCATATGCTCAGTTCATGGCGGGCCTGTCCGGGCTGGCGGGTGTTGACGGCTCGGGGTTAGTCACAGTGCCGAGTGGCGCCGCCGCGTCGAGGCGGTTGGCCGACCTGTTT